ATATGGGCCGAAGGTCTTCAACTGGCGGCAGGGAAGGGGGCCGGTGCCCCATCTGCACGAGATGACTCCGCGCCATATGGATGCAGGTTGAACCCTGCCGCCAGTTGAAGACCTTCGGCCCATATTTCTTTTTGGTCGCGTCGACCGCGCGGGCGCGCCGGATGAGGTCAGACAAGATCAACGCCCCGGTTGAACCGACCGCCGCCACCCGATCCATAGAAGTCGCTGCCGTAGTAACCGGCGCTGGTCGATGGGGGCGCTTCGACGCCCCATGCGACGGGCTTGCCTAGACCGGTGGCGTTGTCGTGGCCCGTCTCGCCCGGCCAGATGGATTTATGGAATGAGGCCGACAGGCTGTTGCCGATGTTGCGCTCGAACAGGCGTTCGGCAGTCGAGACGATAGACATGGCAAGCTCGCGAGACTCCCGGCTGCCCGTGAGCGTGGTCTGGTCGATCTGCCCGTCGAACAACAAATCAGGATCGCCGTCGAGCTGCCCCGTCTCCCGGTCATATTCCGCTAGCCAGAAGGTGACCTGACTGCGCTGGAAGCCCGGCTGCGACAGGTCAGCAGCAGATGCCGTGCTGGCGGGAAACATGACAATATCGAGGGCCGGGACCTGAGCGTCCACGCCTTCTTCCAGCGTATCGACGCTGGCAATCGTGCCGAACGTCGCGTCTTTCGACTGAAACGTCTCCGCACCCCACACGATGAAGCCACCGTCCGACAACCGAATGGTCGCGTCAGGAAGTTCGATCTTGCAAAGGCCGGTGAGACCAATCTGGTTCATGCCGCCTCCTCAAGCGTGAAGCCGATCCCGTCGACAAGATCGCCGAGCCGCATCCCCCACGAGACCGCTTCGATGATGCCCTGCACCATGGGGGTCGCGACAAGGATGGTCGCGCTATCGGGCACCGGAGCGCGAATAGGCGTCTCGATGCTGACCGTGGCCTTCCCGGCGCCGTTGACGATCACGCTGCCGACGACCTGATGCAGATAATAATTCCCCGCCGCGTCAATCAGCGTCAGCCAGAATCCCTCGTCAAAGACATAGCCGGGGGTGCAGCCCTTGACCGGCAGCGACGTGCCCGAGGGGTTCGCGCCGTCGACCTGAGGCGTTCCGGGCGCGCCCTGCGATACCCCGAGCAGCGGTACTTCCATCCGCAGCCCCTCGCGCTGCGCACGGACGAGGCGCGACGTGAACTTGCGCGCGACATCGGCGGGCATGACGGGATAGGAAAACTCAAACGCCCACCGGCTTCCCGGTCGATAGATCGTCTGCACCGCGGCGCCTGTCGAAGGGCGAGCGTGAATGTCGAAAGACACGATGCTCGGCGCGCAGCCATTAGGCGCCGGTTCGGAAGGGAGCAGGATCATGCCGGGAGCGCCCGCGATTGACGACGGTGAAGGCGCGAGGTGGTGACCTTTGCGCTGCCATCCATGATCGCGGGCGACGCCTCCACAATCTGCCGACCTACACGGAACCGGAACAGCCCAGTTGTATCCACGATCTCCACGATCTGCCGACCTCCCAGTTCATTGTTCGGCGTCACACGGGCGCCGCGGGGGAGGTCAACAAGTTCGGGGCCGCGCTCGCCGACCAACGCTATCCCGCCCGGATGGAAGTTGGTCCCCGTCGCGTAAGCCGGAACGTTGTTGAGTTTGGTCTGTACGTTTTTGCCGAACGCGCCGGCCTGACCAAGCTGGACGCCAAGGCCGATGACGCTGCTGAGAATGTCGAGAAAACCACCACCCCGGAGCGAATTGGAAAGCTGGTTCAATGAGCCGGAGATGCCCTGCGCCATATCGGCAAAGCTCTGCGCCACGCGTACCGTAGCGACGTCCGACTTGTTCGCCCACGTCCCCAATTCCTGCGGCAGCCGATCGCTGATTTGGTCAGAAATTGCCTCGATAGACGGTCCGAAATTCTGGCCTACGACCAAAGCAGCTTGCTCAACCGCTTCCGTGAAACCTGTATATTCCCGACGCAGTGCGAGAACCGCCTTGCCGTGGGTTATCAGGCTGATTTGGCCCTTGTCGAGCGCGGCGTTCAGGATGGCCAGCTCTTCGGCGTAGCGCCGCGCTTCGGCCTCGTCGGGAAACAGGCGGTCAAGGAGGCCTTGGGTTTGACTGCGGAGTGCCTCCAATTCCGGCTTCATCTTTCGGATCGTATCGAGCAGGCGGGGCGCGTCGGTGACTGCCATCTTTTCCCACAGCCCAGCCACAACCGCCGTCGGCTTAGCGGCATCATTGGCCGCTGCGGCGATTCCCATCCAACCGGCCTTGCCTTGTCCCGGCATGAAGCGCGACATATCCTGTCCGCCGAACGCATCGCGACCGATGGCGCGAGAGAGGCCGGGCTGCACCGCTGGCCCCCATGGCGTGGAGGCGCGAGGGGGTGCAGCACGCTTCGGAACGGTAAGCAGGTTGCCGCCCGATCGAGAGTAACCGGCACCATATTTCGCCGCCGCCGCCCGTGCCTTGTATTTCCGGTCTTCTGCGGAGCCCGGAACCACGGTCAGTTCTACGCCGGGACCAAGCTCTTCCTGCTGTATCCTCGCGAACTGTTCGGAGAACGATCCTGCACCGGGCGACCAGTCAAGCTTTGAGAAATAGCGCCATGCCTTGGCAGCCTTTCCAGCCGCTTCGACCAGTTTGATAAGGGCGTTCGCGAGGTCAAGGATGGTCTCGGCATTGTCCGCGACGGCCCCGGCGATCTTCGCTTCGAGGACCTGCTTCATGGCGCTCAGCTTGTCGGCCGTGTCATCGGCCTTCTGGATTTGCTCTTCGCTGAGGACAAGGCCCAGCTCGTGCGCCGCATTGCGCAGATTGTTCACGCCAGCCGCGCCACCCTCCAGCAGCGGGGCGAGTTTCTGGCCCGCCTTGCCGAACAGGTCAACGAGGATTGCCGCACGCTCAGCGGGGCTTTCGATCTTTTGCAAGCCTTCGGCGATAAGCGGAATCGTATCGCCGGCATCGCGGACGTGCCCCTCTGCATCACGCACCGAAATGCCGAGTTGTTCGAGGGCCGCCTTAGGCGCCTTCGCCCCTTGCGCAGCATCGCCGAGACGTCGGGTAAGCTGCGATAGGGCTTGATCCATCTCGGCTTGCTCAACACCAGCCTGAGACGCGGCGTAGCGATATTCCTGCAAGGCCTTGGTGGTGACGCCGAGTTGACTGGCGACCTCTCCGAGCGACGAGGCATATTCGAGGCCCTGCTTGGCAAGGTCGGCAAACTGGACCGCTGCGATAGCCCCGGCCATGCCAACGAAGGCGCTCTTGATGAGGGTCCCGGCCTTCGAAACATGGCTTTGGAGACCTGAGACCTCCTTCTTCGCGCGCCCACTGTTGCGCTCGAATGCCGCCGTTTCGAGCGACAGGCTCACCGCCAGACGGGCGATAACATCACTTAGAGCCACGGCGTGCCTCCTGTCGTGTCTTCATGCGGCCGATCATCGCGCGCAGCTCGAAAGCCCCGGCGTCTGGATCGCGGGCGCCGCTGGCGACCTGCTTCTGGTAGTGCGAGAGATGCTCAAGGCGCTTGGTGCGGGCGAATGCCTCGCCGTGCCATCCGATCGACAGGGCCATATCGGCGGCTGCGCGGAAGCGGGCGCCAACAATCAGGCGGAAGGTGCGCGGCGTCGCCCGCCAGAAGGCGTCGGGTTCGAGGCCCGCTTCGCACCACTGTTCCCAGAGCTGCTCCCACGTCGGGGGAGGTCCGCCTTTCCCGGCTTCTTATCCTCCGACGGTTCAGGATATGAGGCTTTGTCGGCGGCTTCGAGCGCGGCTTTCACCCGATCATATTCGGCAAGGCACATCGCGCCCGCCTCTTCGGGCGTGACCGACGCATGATGAGCGCGGAGCGCGCCGTAGAGCAACGCGCGGGTCGCGCCCATGAAGCCGGTCGCCGCTTCGACGGCAATGGTGACCAGCGGCTTGCTATACAGGCTCTCCGCGGCGACGAACGCCTCGAAATCCATGACCAGCGTGAACTTGCGCCCGTCGGCCAGCACAAGCTCATCTTCGCCCTTTACCGCGTTTGTCACGGCGTCGGGTCCTCATAAGCTGCGTCGGCGATGACCTCGCCGAGCGAGACCGTCACCGTCAGTTCCATATTGCCGTCGGGGCTGACTTCGCCCGAGTCGACGTTGGTCACTTCGCCCATCACGTCCTGCGTCCAGACGAGAACGCCAAGTTCGGGATAGTTGAAACGAAGGTAGCGCTCGCCGGCCGCGTTCAGCGCGCCCATGACCTTCGTATAGGTGTCCGAGCCGCGGCGAGCGTTGAGAACGATCGTGGCTTCGCCCGTATCGATCATGCCCTTGGTGTAGGTGCGACGTCGACCCGGCGACTTGAGCGTGGTCGTTTCGACGCGCTCGGCGGTGGGGTTGCCCGGCGTGAAGCTGCGAACGCCGACCAGTTCATCCAGATTGGCTTCGGTGCCATCGGACGAAAGCCAGACTTCGCCGCCCCAGCCCGTGGAGGGTGCTTGAGTTTCTGCCATGTCAATTTCCTTTGGTTGGGGGGACCTAAATGACGCGATGCTCGGGCAGCAGGTCCAAGCTTGCCCGTGAGAGAGTGCCGAGGGTTGAATCGGCGCTGAGGTCGCGCGGGCCGATGGCCTTCACGAACCCGAACTGGACGCCGCTGTGGGGGCCAGGAACGGCAACGGCGGCAATGATGTTTTCGGCGATCCGCTTCGCGACCCCATATTTCTCTGCGTAGATGTCGTACTGGATGCGGGGCACGCGCGCGGCGGAATAGCCTTTGAGGTCGACAGGACGATCATCGCTGATGACCTGATATGTGCCGTAGGGCGCCATCGCATTTTGGGGCACCTTGTCGACGGGATAAAGCCGTGCGCCGAGATCGGCGGCGACCAGCGGGGCGGTTGTGATACGGCCGAACAGGGCAGAGACGAAATCAGCCATCAGGACCTCCGTGCCGCACGGCGCGCGATGCGATCCTTCGCGCGTCCGACCTGCGCGGTCAGTTCGTCGCGGACACTGTGAATGATGTTCTCGCCCTCGCTGTCGGCGGCGGGCCGGGCATAGGGGTGCGCTGGCATGTTGGCCGTCCCGTCTTCCTGCCATCCCGCATTCGCGCGTGCCCGCTTGCCGGTCGGGGCGGGGCCTGTGATCACTTCGACGCCGCTGCGCGGATCGTAGCGCCGGTTTCCGGCCTGCCGTGTCGCCTTCACGCGCTGCGTCCGCATTGTCTCGTTGAGGTGCTTGCCGTCGCCGTCGCGGTCCTGCGGATCGTGGGGGGCAAGGCTCGCCATCCTCTCTTCGAGGGGCTTCATCGACGCTTCGGCTGTGCGCCAGAGGACGTTTTTGGCGGTGGCCTTCGGCAGTTCTTCCGCCAACGCGCGCTCCAGTTCCTTGAAGCCGGTCATCCTGAAAGCGTTGCGCGACATCAGGACATCCGAGAGGCGGTCAAATCGATCTCGCCCTTGCCGATCGGTGAAATGTCCGTGATGTCCCAGATGACAGTCCCGACCTTGATCCGGTCGGTTTCGGTGAGGCTGCGGGTGACGGCATTCCGACCGACATTGAAGGTTGCCTGTTTGCTCGCCTGTTCGCGCGCGGCCTGTCGGCGTTCATCGCCCCGGCCAAAATAGACCTTCGCCATAGAGGATCCGATTTCGCTCCAGTCTTCGGTCTGCTCGCCGTAGCCATCCCGCCCGCTGGCGAAGCGCTCGAAGACAATGCGCGTGTCGCGGTCGCCCGCCGGGGTGGTCGCCATAGCTGCGTCCTCAGGCCAGCGTCGGGCGGCGCCGGGTTTCGAGCAGCGCGCTCGCCGGGTCGGGGAGGCCGCCGTTCTCGCGGTCGCGGTAGATCGTGCCGAGCGTCAACAGGATCGCGGCCTTCACGTCGAAGGGGACGTCTTCCTCAGTCCAGTCGGGGTCTTCCTGCTTGATGTGGCGCAGCACTATCCCGGTTGCGGTCTCCGCGTCATCGGCGACCTTGGCGGCAATGTCGGGGTCCGCCATGTCGGTTTCGGTGAGCTGGAGGTGGCGCCGGGCGGCGTCGATTGAGACGAGCGCGGTCATTTCGCGTCCTTCCCGTCGCGGCCCTTTTTCACCGCGAGGCGCCAGCCGCTATCGGCGACATCGGGCTTCGCGTCCGTGTCGCGCTGCGCGATCCAGAGAGACCCGGCCCACGTCACCGCGTCGCCGTGCTGATAGGTCCCTTCCTTCCAGACGCCGCGGTCGAGAACGACGGGAAAGGCAAACTCGAAAGAGTGCATTTCCTCGCCACGCGTGAAGCAGAATTTGAAGGTCCGGCCGTCCGGATCGGGCAAAATGTCGAAGTCGTCGAGCGTGAAGGTCTCGCCGTTCTTCCCGTCCTTGCCGTGGACCAGACCGAGCGACTTCGTGCGGCCATCGGTGAAGGTCAGTACGAGATTGCCGTCGCGATCGATAAGCGCGTCTGCGGTGCCCATCGGAGCCGCTTCCTTAAGCGCTGCAATCTCCGCGCGCGCCGCTGCCAGCTCTTCCTTTACGGGGCGCACGGCATCGGCAACGACGTCGGCAAGGTCGTTGATGTCAAGCATTCACTCGCTCCCTGATGCGCTCGCGGAGCAGCGCCTTGAAGGCTGCGCGCTCTTCTTCCGTAGGCTGGTCGTCCACCGGTTCGGGGTCATTCGCCGGGACAGGCGGGAGCGCCTTCGCGTCTTCGATAAGCTTCTCGTCGCGCGCGGCGATGGCGGCCAAGCTGTGGTCCTGCTGTTGCAGATAAACCGTGCCGCCGCCTTCGGGCAGCGGGGCTTCGTCCAATTCGCGGCGCTGCTCGTCGAGCGTGAGGATGCCCTTCTTCTTCGCGACCGCTTCAACCTTGGCAACGCTGTCCATTCGGATCAGCCCGGTCGTATCAAACTCGGTGCCCGCGTTCTCGCCGAAGCCAAGGCCCTCATCCAGACACAGTTCGATGTCCTCGATATGCGCTTGCAGGCATTGCGAATAATAGCCGATTGTCCGCGCTTCGACGCTTTCCCCGGACGGCGGGGCGCCGATACCGACCATGAAGCCGGGGACGTGATAGGTCGAGCAGACGACTTCGGCGGTCCACTTGAGCTGTTCGATGACCTGAGCGTCCACGGCCTTGACGACAAGTGGCTCGTACTTGAGGCCGCCGCCAAGAACCGCGGTCTTTCCTGTCCCGGTGCCGCTGTAGTTCGTTTGCCAATATTCGCTGAGCGCCTTGGCGTCCTCATCGCTGACATTGCCCGGCGCTATCAAGATACCGGACGGGCGACCGCCGTTCTGGAAAACGAGGGTGTTGGCCTTCTGGATCGCGTTGCCCTGCATCGCCGCGAGCCCGGCCGCGAAGATCGGGGGCAGGCCGACGAGGGGATGGTAGAGGCAGTTGAAGCGGTCGTGGATGATCTCGCGTGCGGGGACGGCGACCTGTTCGGAAATGCCAGCGAGCCTGTCGGCGTCGAGCTGGTAGAAGACCTCTCCCGAATCCGAAACCAGCGGCGTGACCAAATCGGGGTCCAGCACATGCAGGCCGGAGACCATCCCCGCATTGTTGCGGACTTTCAGGACATAGGTGTTGCCGGTGCGCAGCTTCGACAACACCCACGATTCAATGAACTGGATGCGGTTCTGGTAGCTGTTCGGCTTGCGTAGGAGGGTACGATATGGGCTGGTGCGGCGCTCGGTCCAGATGCCGTTCTCGCCCAGCTCAACGATCTTGATGCGTAGTTTCTTGATGTCCGACGCGATGAGCGTCTGGCAAGAAAAGACCGCATGGTTCGCCTGCGCCGTGGCGAGATCAACGCGCACGTCCTGCTGGAACGCGCCGGGGTAACTCTCCGAGGCGAACAGCCGGAACCATCCCCGGCCGCCGTCTGCTGGCGACAGGGAGCGCGCGCGCTTGATCTCGAAGCCGAGCAGCTTCACGCCGGTTTCGTCTTCGCAGCGGTCGGCGCCTTGCGCTCCGCTTTTGCCGCGAGTTTCCGCTTTGCCGCAACCTTGGGCTTCGGGGCCGCCTGCGGCTGGGGGGGAGCCTGCGGGGTCGCCTGTTGCGGTTTGGAGGGGGAATAGGCTTCCGCCTGTTTCAGAGCCGCAAGAACGCGGGCATCCGTGGCCGTCCGTGCCGTGAAAATGTCGCCGGCCACGAGGCGGCGGGTGCCATAGGTGAGCGACTTCGTTGCCTTCATCCGGGGCATGGCCGATCTCCTGCAAAAAGGGTGGCGGGCGACCAAGGGGACAAGCCGCCCGCCGAGGGAGTTACGGGGTTTCGGGCGTGCCGTAGTCGGCGTCACCGATATAGGCGACGGCCGAAGCGCGGCGCTTGGCGTAGTTCAGCGGGCGGACGACCTTGATGGCGACCGATTCCGTCTGGAACATCGACACGA